ATTGTAATACCCAGCCTCGCCAACAGTAAATTTTTTTGTTGATGTATCAAAATCACTACCAACATCAAAAACCTCTGTATTAATATTAACTAAAGTATTTGTTGCATTGCTAACAGTTTGATTTGCTGAACTATAAGCTAAAAAACTTGGCGTATTTGAACCACCTATACTCGCACCATTTTGTTGTAGTGTTCCTGTAAAATTGTAAGAATCTGATAAGTCCATACTCTCTGCAATAATTTTACTGAATGCCATACTATACTCCTATATTAATTTGTATCCTTGAAAATAAGTTCTAAACCTTGACGAATGATAATTTGCTGTAATAGTACCACTTTGTTTACCCATAGCACCATAGACTTCTATATAATCTGAAACAGCTAAATCTACTACTAAAGAATGAGATAAAGCATTACCATAACCACCATAATTATTCCTAAAATCTATTTGGTTTTCACTTAGTTGTGATCCATTTTTATAAAAACTTGTGATAGCATAATGAGTAGCTGATGCACTATCATTTTCAAACATTACTGATGCGTTAAAAACATATTTTCCAGCTTTTCCACTTGGGACTGTAAATTTGTCAGATGCATAAGCATTATCTGTGTCAAAATCTTCTGTGTTGAATGTAATTTTAGTATAAGTACCATTACTTAATGATTGAGCCGATCCTGTTTTTCTTGCAGAAAAAGATGGAGTGTTAGCACCACCAACTAAAGATACATCAACTCTTTTTAAAACTCCAGAATCAGATACTAAAAGTTCATCTGTTGAAGCTGGCGCAGTTGCTAATTCTGTTTGTGCTGAAATTACATCTGTGTTTAGTTTTGCCCCTGTGACTGCTAAATCATTTATAGTTGCTGTTGTTACACTACCAGCCGAAGGTGCATTTGTTTGACCTACAATGTTAAGATAGTGAACTTCAACAATATCGCTTGAAACTAAAGTTCCGCCAAGTGTTAATGTTTTATTTCCTGTTCCACCAACTGAATATGTTGTGCTATCTTGTTTTACAAAATTAACAAAAACGACAATATCGTTTTCTGATGCAATATCATGCGTAAGAGTAACTGTCGTTCCTGTTGTAGATGTGAAACGATCTAATAAACCACTTGAAAATGTTGTTTGAGGAGGAACACCAATATAACTCACTCGCTACTCCTATGTTATCTCTAATATACTTAATGTTGCATCAATCTTAGCCGCAACTGAACAATCAATTTTTAAAATATCAGTAGCTTGTAAAACATATTTACCACCTGACAATAATTCTAAAGAACTTCCTGCAGGAATGCTTACATCTTTTGCTAATAATACTGTTTCATTTGTTTCTGTATCTGATGTATCTGAAACTAATTGAACGTCAGCAGTAATTCCTGTTGTGTGTATATTACAAAGAGTTAAACCAATCACGATTGTTTGTGTTGAACTAGGGCAAGTATATAATGTTAATGGAGTTCCAGCACTTGCTGGCATAGCACCATTTGTTTTTACCTTGAACGTATTAGCCATTTATCCCCCTATCCTAATGCAATACTCAGAGCCGCCGCTTGTGGGTCAGTTTCAGAAATAGTTCCTGTTACTGACATAGTGCTTGTTATTGCATTACTTGAAATATTAATTTGAAATAATTCTACATTATCTGAACCGTCGTTGATCTTAACTTTCAAAACTCCACTTGTTCCTGTGTCAACCCATATAGTTCCTGTAGTTACAGAACCAGGTGCTGAACTTCCACTATGTGAAGAATTAATAGCAGATAATATATTATTTAGTTCAGTTCTAAATGCACTGAAACCTTGATTTGCTAAACTTACATCTGTTACTTGAGCCATAATTACCTATACCTTTTTTTGTTTAGCTTTGCAACCCAAATCCCTTTGCAATGTAGTCGAATGTGCGATCAACTGCAGAGCCACTTGAATTTACAAAAGCAATTGTAAAACCATTAACAGTTTTTGATGAAATAGTAAAGGCATCACCTGTAGCCATATTTTGAGCTGCGATACCTATTGCAGGAACTTCAAAAAATGGATTAGTAAAAGTTATTGTTTTACTACCAGAACTTGTTGCTACATTACTTTCAGCAAAAACTCTATCTTCCATGTTTAACTTTATAGCAATACTTTTAACATTACTAGAAGTTTGATTATCATCATTAAATAATTTTAATCTAAATTTAGCAAATTTAAATTTAAATGTCGCTGATTGTGTTACATCTACAAATGTTGTGCAATTTGCTAATGAAGTATTAGATGTTGCAACTTGAACTCTATGAAAAGCATGAATTTGTTCTGTACCGTCGAACGGGGCTTTAGCGCTGTCAAAAAAAAGTGCGCCTCGTCCTGTATCAAATAAATCGTAAGGGTTTTCAGCATCTAAAGTGATAGAAGGTTCAATATTTCCATCATATATTTGAGATAAAGAAATAGAATTAGAAAAGTTATAAAATCCTTTAGCATCTCTATTTTTATTATTAAAATTAGGATTTGATGTTGTATCAGTTCCTCCAAGTTCGAAGTCGCCTGTAGGTGAATCAAAGTTTCCAACTGTATCATCAAAATTAGTAACAGTATCAAGAGTAATTACAGTATCGCCTGATGGATCAATTTTTACTGCTAAAGGTAAACTTGCATCCATATTATCTGCTCCTGTAAAAATATCAGGTGTTTCGGTGAAATTAGTGACTGTATTGTAAGCAACTATTCCAGAAATATTTGTAGAAACTATCGTAGCTTCTGCTGAAGTATTTCCATTTTTATCTACAGCTTTAATCAAATACGAACCTGTCCTAGCAGGCACAATCGCATTATCGCATTTTCTTCTCGGACATCTTACTAAGTTAGTAGAATTTAGCCAATTCGCACCTGACAATGTATTTTGATACCTTATTTCATAAAAAGATATATCTAAATCACTATTTTGACTTGGAGGAGTCCATGTCAATTTCATATATTGTTGACCATGCATTTCTACTGCAAAGTCTTCTACATTTGAAGGTGCTTCAACACCACCGACTATTTTTCTAGTTGTTGAAATAAAAGTAGATTTAGCTCCAATAGTATTGACTGCTCTTACACGAACTTGATATGTCGCTTCATCAATTACATTAAGATGTTGATAATTTAAAATTTTTCCTGTTGCTATTTCTCTAAATGAATCAGTAACTGCATTTCCATCTTGATCTAAAGTTTGTTTTATTTGAACTTCATAATTATCTACAAATTTATCTGGTGAAGCTCCTATCGTAATTAATAATCTTGTAATTACAATTCCGTCAGCATATTCAATTAATTCATCGTCAAGTGATATACTAGCAGGAGGACTAACAGAAAATGGATTAGGCAAATTAGTATCTGGTATTGTTGCTACTTGTTGTTGAGTTCCGAAAGTATAATAACTATCTTGATGCTCTGATAATTGTAAACTTACAGTATGATCTGTATTAATACTCATACCTTGTACTCTAAAAGGTTTTGCAGAAAAACCAGGTGTCACATGAGTAATATTTACAATATCGCCTACAGATAATTCCATAGCATTTGCATCTGCTTTTAAACTAACATCTAAACTTGATCTAGACCTACGAAGAATAATTTCAGCCATTTCTTGTGCTTGATAGGGACTTACAAGCATAGGAAAATCAAACTTTTGCTCTAACAACAAACCACCATCTTCTGTTTTCATTGTAGCATGTTGATCGGCTGTCGCTAATCCTGTTTCATCTACAGGGGGAAATTGTGCAGTATCAGATTGATATGATTTATCTGGATTGATAAAATTAACTATAACTCTATTATAACGAGAATTTTTATTTTTACTTCCTACTATAATTCCGCCTATGATATTATCTTCATCTAAAGTGATTGATGCACTTCCAGAAGTTTCTACTAAAACATTATATTTACCTGCAGTAAAATTTAAATATGATCTAGTTCCTTTTACGAAATCTTGAACAATATCTATAGCTTTTCTAGATGTATCAACAACAGGGTGACTATCCATCAAATCTATCTGACTTGCACCACTAAAAGGTGTTATGTTTGTATCTACTACATCACCTGCTATTTGCCAATCAGCAAAATTTGAATCAAAATAACTATTAGGAATACCCATGCCAAATCTTTCATTTCTTAAATAATCAAGCATCTGATAAATTCCGTTATCAGAATATTCCCATGTAGTTGAATCATCTTTTCTATGACTTCCACTTCCACCTGTCACTGTTCCATCTAAATTAGGATTATAAATTTTTCTTCCTTGCACTATTGCATTTACTTGAGGCAAAGAACCAAAAGCATCTGCATTCCATTTAAATTTTAATGCTAAATATGCTAATCCTCTTAATCTATGATTAGAAGTCCATGAAGATAATTCATCTAATAAACTTGAAGCACTTTGACTATCTAAACCAAAATGTGGTTCTACTGTAATTAAACTTTCTGCGCTTGAATCATCATCTGGTGCTTTAAAATAATTTGCATCTGAACTTGCTACAGTTCTTTGAGTATTATCTGCAAAACTTCCGCTAAATGTAACTTCATTATCATTTACGAATATTTTTGTTATTCCGTTTATTTCACCTTCCGATAAAATTATAGCCATATATAAAAATTCATTATCGGTTCCTGATGTTTCTAAAAAGACTACATTGCCTCCTACTTTTCTAGTTCCATAGACAATAGGAATATGAGCATTAGCACTAATTTTATTAACTAATACTCCTCTAGCATTTATATCTTGTTGATTATCGCCAAAATCTGGAACTTCTGGAATAGGATTTAACCAACCAACAAAATCAGTGACTAAATCTACAACAAAATCTACAACATCTGTTACTGCATCAACTACATCTTCTATTATGCCACCAGGATCACACATTAGAATACCTCCATAGTCCACCTAGTTTTTCAAAGCCATATCTATCTAATAATTTATCAGCCATCAATCTAGTTGATATTGTTAAATGTATATGCCTTCCTTTTGCCTGATTTTTGATTATATCCATTGTTTGATTAAATAATTTAAATGATCGATATTCTTTTAATATATAAATTACTTGAACTGATAATAGTTGCTCTCTAGACCATAAATACTCATTAAAAAGAAATATTGTAATTCCTACTATTTTATTTTTATCTAAATCTTTTATTAAAATTATTTTACCTTTTTCTAAAAACATCATTAAAGTTTGTTTCATTTTAGGTCTATTTATATGAGGATAATCAAGAGCAGGAGCTTCTTTTTCAAACTCATTTAATATTTCAAATATTTCATCTAAATTTTTATTCGTTGCTTCGTAAAAATGAAAACTAGCCATTATACTCTTCCCCATTTTATATCTCTTACAGTAAGAGCAGCAAATTCCATACCTTTATCGCCTGAAAAAAATCTTTGTTGAGCATTATCAGTTGTAACTCTTCCACTCGTTTTACTAAAGTTTCCCCAATGTGATGTAATTTGTAAAACTAAATTTGCAGTTTCTGTTGTATCTGTAATTTTATATTCGTCTATCGTTCCAAAGAATAATAAGAAAGGATCAGAAATTAAAGCATTACTTGTATCTAAAAAACCCCTATAAATATAAACTTCTGAATTTATAATATTTTCTGAAAGTGCTAGTGAAATATAAGTTTGATCTACACCTGATAAACTTAACGATAATGTATTTTTTGTAGGTTTATTTGTTTCGTTGACACCTGTAATATTTCTTAAATGACCATTTGTTTGATATGTTCTTGATGAACCAGATACACTAGACACAATATCAAATGGTGCATTAGTTAAATATTTTGGAGTATTGAATCCTATTTCAATAAGTAATACAGGATCAATAACTCCTGTAGCTAATTCTGTTTTTACCGCACTCGATAATCCTCTTGCCATTATAAACTTTCAATAACATCAAATTCGTATCGGAATAAAAGATTTCCGTCATTATCATTTTGTGTCGTTTCAAACTCTTGAACATCACTTTGCAAATGAACTGTAAATGGAACAGTTTTATATGTGACTGAACTATTATCTGCTAAAGCAGTTCTTAAAGGTGGCTCAATCGTGACTGTCGCCGCATTACTAGAAGAAGTTACATCATCAATAATCATATACACTTTATCATGTGAAAACTTTATCAAATCACCTGCTTTAAGGCGACCTGCTCCATCGCCTGCAAATGCATCAATAGCAATAGTAGTATCAGCGGCAGAGTGTGCACCATTCACTAACAAAGTTCCTGTTTCGTTACCTTGAGAATCAAAATAACTTGGCAAAGTAATTGTAAAATTTTCTTTTCGTGATCTTTGTTTCATTATAAATGCCATGATAGGTGCAAACTCCGACCTTTTCATAGGAGGGTATGAAACCGTAAAACTAAATCTTTGTCCTTGTACTTGTCTTCTAAAAGACTTTCCACTATCTGTTTCACTAAATAAAGTTTTCTGATTATTTTTAAAATTTATTGCTGAAAAATCTGTATTTGGTAATGCTCCACTCATTTTATATTACTGCCATCTTTCCTTTTTCATTAACTGCTTGATTAATAATATTTACAATAACTCCTCTACTATTTACTAAAAGTTCATTAAATCCTCTAGCATCAACTGTATTTATATTAAAATTTACTGTTACAGGTTTTCCACCCATTCCTAATTGATTATTAGGAACAACTGTTCCTGCTTGATCTGGTATAAATAGTTCAGGACCAGCTTCACCAACTATCGCAGGTTGACCAACTGCAGGTCGTCCACCTTTTTCAAAACCTCTAATTTTATTTACTAATCCCATACCAAATTTAATAGCCGCACCTACTGCTAATATATTAAATGGAAAAGGTATAGAACCGAATGTTTTTAATGCACCTTGATAAACACTAATCAAGCCTTCTTTAATAGCTTTCATTTGAAACATTTTTTTTCCTTTTTCTATTGCTGAACTTACTGCGGCGCCTACTAAAGCATTTACTATTTGTTTTATTATTGTTCTTGCTAAATCTTCAACTGATAATTTTCCTGTCATAACAAAATTAGTGAGAGCATCTGTAAGTTCTTTAAATGATTCTTTTCCTATTTGAGTAAAGTTTTTTTGAATGTTACCTGCTTCTTTCATAGCTTCTTTAAAACCTTCTTTAAATCCTTCAGAAGCCATTCTAAGTTTATCCATGAGCGTAATAGTTTTTTCAATATCATCTTTTCCTTCAGCGCTAACAACATCATGTTCTTTGAGTCTATTTGACATAATCAAATCTAAATTACGTAAATATTCTTCAGCAAGTTTTTTCATATCACCTGATAAACTTTCAATATCATCTGTGCCAAATAATTTCATAATTGACATATGTCCGAATTCTTCAAATGATTCTTTCATGTCTTCAATATTATCAACTACTTTCGGAGTCATATTTTCAATAGCTTCACCAAATTTTGTTATTTGATTTGCAGTTTCATCAAATCCTAATTTTTTTACTGCACTTGCTATGACATCAGTCGAGCTTTTGACAAATTCCATCATTTCTCGGAAAATATCTTGTATTTTGTTATAAACTCCTGCTATTGCTATAACGACTAATCTTCCTTTTGTACCTAAAGCTAAAAATCCTAATATACCAATACTTGCAATAACAGGAGGAACACTATTAACAAATCTTGATAATGTATTAAATGATCCAAAAACAAAATTTATTGCAGGTCTAAAAGTATCAATAAAACCTGCAACACCTAAAACAATCGCTTTAAAAGCTTCGACTATTCTATCACCCATGAATAAAGCGGCATCTTCAATAGTTTCAAAGCTTTTGCCTAATGTTTCTTCTACTAAAATTGCATTAGCTTTTAATAAATCAAATGGACCTGCATCCATCAAAGCTATTTTAAATTGTAAAAATTTGTCACTTATCATAGACATAACACCATCAAAGGTTTCAGCCATTTCAAGACTTGCACCTTTTACAGCTATCGTTCCATCTCTAAATGCATCTATGATATGTTGTTTTGATTTTTCTGCACTTATGGCAACTCCTGCTTCAAAACCTAAAAGTTCTCTAACACCTCTTTCTCTAAATAAATCAGCAGAATTAATACCTGCTGAAAATGTTCTTTGAATTTGTTCAGCAGTAGTTTGAAAATCTAAACCAGATGCGGCGGCGATATCACCTGTTATTCTTAATATTTCGTTTAGTTCGTCAGCATCTTTTGCAACTACAGCAAGATTAGCTGAACCTCTTTGTATTTCATCAAGAGTAAAAGGAACTTCACCTGCAAACTTAATTAAACCTTTAAATGCCTTTTCACCTTCAGCGGCTGTATCAAATAAAAATTTAAATCTTACTTTTAGTCTTTCTATTTCTCTTGCAGTATTTACAAAATCTCTTGCAACTAAACCAACACCTAAAGCAGCGAAGGCAACTTTTAAATTAAATACAGAATTTTTTAAATTATTGACTCCACGAGTGGCAGTAGCCATCGCCATTCGTGTTTTATCTTTTGCGATAATATCTATATTTACTTTTTTTGTAGCCATTTATCTTTTCATCTTTGCTATTCTGTCTTGTCTTTCTCGTTCTTCATTTTGAAGATTAAAATATGCTAACCACATATTAAACTCAACGACTGACATTTGCAAGATTTCTGAAACTGTTTTGTGCAGTTTCTCGCCTAAAGCAAATATATTATGAAGTTCTGGATTATTTTTTAGTTTTTTTTTGCATCTATGATGTTTGCTTCTTGTGTACCCATAATCCTAGTAGCAACATCAGCAATTACATTTGTATCAGCTTTTGTTTTAAATGATAAAATATGACTAGCATCAAACATTTTTTTTCCATCTTTTGTCAATGCTTTTTCAATAATAACATCAATCAAAACAATTAAATCAGTATTAGTAGCACCTTTAAATATTTTTGCCTTTTCAGACATATTAAAAGGTTTACAATAAATTGCTTTATCGCCGACTAAACCCCATTCTGGAACTTCAATTATTTTTGTTTCTTGTGTATTAAAATGATCTCTAATACCTTCAAAATAATCTACTTTTTCATCAGCCATAAATTAAAATTATACTGTGCCGATAGTTAGACCACCATTACCTTGAACTGTAACTGTTCTAGTAGTTACACCATCAAGAGTTACACCAACTGACATTCCTGTAACGATACCTGTTCCAGATAATTTTTGCTCACCTGATCCAGAGCCTTCAGGCATAAATTCAAAACTTAAACTAGAGCCTTGAACTAATGTACCTTGGGCAGTATCATCATCATCAAAATTCATATCAATAGATGCTGTAAATGTTCCTCTACCAACTACATACGATTTCATAGATGAACCTAATGCAGTGTCTTCTACAACGTCGTGTGTCGTATCTACAGTAAATCCTGTTGCTTTGCCAATATTAGTTCCACCAACATGAACTACTGCGTCCTTACCATGATGTGTTGCCATATTTTACTCCTTTGTCTTTTTAATTTCTTTTATAATCTTTTCAGTTTCCTTTGCAACTGAAATATTTTTTTTATCATCTTCAACACGATAACCTAGTTTAGTATAATGATCTACAAAATCAACTGAAACAGTAATCTTGCTATCACCTTTTATCATATTTACATCTTTCGCCATTATGCAGTCCCCCTTGTAAATTCATACATTACACGCACTGTCATTCTTACACCACCATAAGGATATATTTGACCCTCATCTGAATTTGCAGAAATAATTTGTGTATCTAATGCATTTCCATTCCTTGTTATAT